TCAGGAACAGCATCAATTCGTATCGGCAGATAGGACGCAACATGGTTGCTAAAAGATTCCAGAATCCCAAAGGTGGACTAAACGAAGCTGGTAGAAAATTTTTTAAGCGTACCCAAGGTGCTAATCTAAAAAGACCAGTAAAGTCTGGTGATAATCCACGCCGTGCTTCCTTCCTATCACGGATGGGTAACAACCCTGGGCCTGAGAGAGACGCAAAAGGAAGACCCACCCGCTTGCTACTATCCCTCCAAGCCTGGGGTGCTTCTTCAAAAGCAGATGCACGCAAGAAAGGTGCAGCTATAAGCAAAAGAAATGAGAGTAAAAATGCCTAAATTAAATGTAAAAGATATTATGGCTAGAGAAGCGAAAGCACAATCTCGTAAAGATGAATGGAGATCTATTTACGAAGATTGTTATGAGTATGCTTTACCACAACGTAATTTATATTCTGGTTATTATGAAGGCAAGGTGGCTGGTAAATCCAAAACAGCCAGGATATTTGACTCTACAGCGATACACGCAACACAGCGTTTTGCTAACAGATTACAGGCTGGGTTGTTTCCACCATACAAAATGTGGTGCAGACTAGAGCCAGGATCAGGCATACCAGAGGAAAGTCAATTACCAGCACAAGAAGCACTAGATAAATTTAATGTCCGTATGTTTGAGACATTACGACAAACAAACTTTGACCTGGCTATGGGTGAGTTTTTATTAGACCTGGCTGTTGGCACAGCTGTTATGATGATTACACCAGGCGATGAAGCAACACCAGTTAGGTTTACATCTATTCCGCAGTACTTGGTTGCTATCGAGGAAGGTAATTACGGCAATGTTGATAACATATACCGTAAGCTAAGAGTTAAAGCAGAAGCAATCGAAAGAGAGTTTCCTGGAGTACAGATAACAACAGAACTGCAAGAAGCTATTGATAGGAAGCCAGAAGAAGAACTGGATCTATTTGACGCAGTAATATTTGACCAGGAGTCTGGAAGATATCACTATCATGTTGTCTGGCCTTCTAAACGCCAAGAACTAGTCTATCGTGAAATGCGTTCTAGTCCATTTATTGTTGCTAGATATATGAAAGTTGCTGGTGAAGTTTATGGTCGTGGACCGTTAGTAACTGCGATAAGTGATATCAAGACACTAAATAAAACTTTAGAACTAGTCCTTAAAAACGCAAGCCTAGCTATTGCTGGTGTTTATCTTGCAGCTGATGATGGCGTTTTAAATCCGCAGAACATAAAGATACAGCCTGGTGCTGTTATATCCGTTGCTAGAACTGGTGGACCGCAAGGAGCATCACTGGCACCTATGCCTAAGTCTGGTGACTTTAACACAAGCCAAATTGTTATCCAGGACTTACGTATTGCTATAAAGAAAATAATGATGGACGATACATTGCCGCCTGACAACATGTCTGCAAGATCTGCTACTGAGATAGCAGAAAGAACAAGAGAGCTTGCAACAAATCTAGGTAGTGCGTTTGGTAGACTCATAACAGAAACAATGGTACCGATAGTTAGTCGAGTATTATTTGTTTTAGACCAGCAAGGACTAATTGATTTACCGTTAAAAGTGAATGGTGTTGAAGTTAAAGTAACTCCAGTATCACCGCTAGCACAGGCACAGAAGCTACAAGAGATTAACGATATTGTGCAATATATGCAGATTGCCAATTCTATGGGACCACAAGGACAAGCAACGATTGCTGTTCCTAAAGTCCTGGAGTTTATCGCAGAGCGTCTAGGAATAGACCAGAATGTGTTAAATAGTCCAGAAGAGCAAGCGGCAATATTGCAACAAATGGCACAAATGCAACAACAAATGGAACAGCCACAAGAAATGACTGACGGTGGTGCTATGGAGGGAGCTATTCAATGAGCGACGCTGATGGGTGGGAGTCTTTAGAGACTGCGTTTGCTGAACCAATAAAAGCAGATGACATAGATATCATGTATGGACGTGTATTCAAATCAGAAGAAGGACAAAAAGTCCTACATCATTTAAGAAAAATAACAATAGAGCAACCAACTTGGAATCCAGGCGAGGATTCATCTTATGGTTATGTCAGAACTGGCATGGCTGAAATAGTACGTTTAATAGAAAAAAGGGTCGAAAGGAGTAACAATGGATAATCAACAAGCCGTACAAGGCACAGAGGAAGCCGCAATAACGCAGCAACCTTTAATTAATCCAGAAGCAGCAATGGAAACACCAGAAGCTGTACAAGAAGCACCAATGCCATTGCATGAAGAAGCTAAAGCAGAAGAGACACAACACACAACAGATACTGAGGAAGAAGCACCTTTAGAGCGTCCTGACTATTATCCAGAGAAATTTTGGGATGAAGATGGTCCAGACGTAGAGAAGTTAGCAAAGTCTTATGCTGAATTAGAAAAGCAATTCAAGGCTGGCAAACATAAAGCTCCAGATGGTGACTATGATATTAAAGAATTAGTTGACAAAGGTTTAGATCCAGAAGATCCAACTGTTGCTGCTTACACAGAATGGGCAAAAGAATACGGTATCTCACAGACAGCATTTAATGATTTAGCATCAAAGGTTTTAGAATTAAGTAATGATGCAAACGAAGCTGTTGAAGTAGATCGTAGAGATGAAATGAACAAGTTAGGTGAAAGAGCACAAGAAAAGATTGCTATGACTGAGCGATTGTTAATGAAGGCACCACTTAACACACAAGAGCGTGAAGCTATTGCTTATAGCTTGAATAACGCTGATGCTATAAACGCTTTCCTTAAATATCATTCATCGTTAACTAACGAGGGGATACCAATCCAGGGTGCCGTTTCTACACCAGAAATGAGCCGTTCTGATCTTGAAGCAGCTATTGCAGATCCAAGATGGAAGAGTGATCCATCCTTCAGAACTAAGATAGAACAGCAATGGTTAAAATCAAATAATTAGTTTTATTGCAAAATAAATTAAATTAGTTTATTATGGTATGCGAAGGCTAACCGCTTGCGGCCCTTCTATGTGGTGAACCCACTGGTGGCATGACTATTTCATGCAAGCAACCGCCCTAATAAACGGTCAACGGTATGCGTCATAACTCTAACTTTAATGGGAGAAAGTGCTATGGCACAGAGTATAACCAACGCTTTTGTTACTCTCTTCGAATCAGAGGTAAAACAAGCATATCAAGCCGAGGCTTTGTTACGTGGAACTATGAGATCACGTACAGGCGTACAGGGCAACACCGTCAAATTTCCTAAAATAGGTAAAGGCGTTGCAACTGTTCGAGTGCCTCAAACAGATGTGACACCGCTAAATGTTACATACAGCCAAGTCACAGCAACAATGAGCGATTATATAGCTGCTGAATACAGCGACATATTCCATCAATCTCACATCAACTTTGATGAGAGAAGGGAGCTTGTCGAGGTAGTATCTAAATCTATCGCTAGAAGAATGGATCAGCTTTGCATTGATGCACTTGACGCTGCTTCATCTCCATCAACAGTTGCCACCAGCGTAGGTGGTGCTGCAAGTAACATGAATATTGAAAAGCTAAGAGCAGCTGCCAAGGCACTTAATGAGAACAATGTGCCGTCAGAAGGTAGATACATGCTTATGCACGCTTCTCAATTAGATGCTTTACTTGGTGAAACAGAGGTTACTTCTAGTGACTTCGCAACCGTTAAGGCACTTGTCCGTGGCGAGATTAGCTCGTTCATGGGTTTTGAAATCCTTACCATGGGTGACCGTGATGAGGGTGGCGTGCCTAAACCATCAACCAGAACTTGCTTTGCTTGGCATCGTGATTCAATGGGATACGCAGAATCAATGGCTATGAAATCAGAAGTTAATTACATTCCAGAAAAAACTTCTTTCTTAGTTTCATCAATGTTTTCTGCTGGTGCCGTTGCTATTGACGATGAAGGCATCGTTAAGATATCTTGTACTGAATAAGGAGGATAAACGATGGCTTTTGATTCAACTGGTTTTGCAACAATAGGAGCAAGTAAGAAAGGTAATGCACCTTCTATCTATTCCTACCAAACAGCAGACACTATCGCTACTGTAAACACAGAAGGTTATTTTAATGACATTTCTGACACATTAGCTGTTGGTGATCTAATCTACTGTGTTACATCTACTGGTGGCACAAGGGTTAGTACACTAACACAAGTCTTATCAAACTCCGCTGGAGTTGTTGACGTTGCTGACGGCACTACGCTAGCAGCGACAGATGGTGACTAATCTTGATTGGGCAGCTTCGGCTGCCCTTTCTTAAAAGAAGGAGATCAGCATGGCAGCTGGCGATACAAGTTTATCAATTTGTTCTGATGCACTTATTATGCTGGGAGCCGCACCGCTTTCTTCCTTTACAGAAGGTACTGACGCAGCTCAGGCTTGCGACAGACTTTACCCAGATCTTAGAGATAGCTTATTATCCAGATATCCTTGGAGCTGGTCTTACCAAAAAGAACAACTAGCTAGATTAGCAACTGTACCTACAAACGAATGGAAATATGCTTACCAGTTACCTGGTGGTATGCTTTCTGGTGTAAGAGCTTTATTTGCCAGCTCTGGCACAAATGAAAGTCCTTTGCGTTATGGCTGGGAAATATACGGTGACCAGATCTATACAAATTTAGAGACAGTTTATATTGATTACCAGGCAACAATAAGCGAGAGCAAGATGCCAAATTATTTTGTGCATTTTTTGCGTACAGCAATGGCTGCTGAGTTAGGCATGGTTATTACAGATCAAGTAAGCAAGGCTGACTATTTTAGGTCTTTAGCTTTTGGAACACCTGGAGAAAATGGACGAGGTGGTCTGTTTCGTGAAGCAATGAATATTGACAGTCGTGGCCAACCACCACAAGTTATTGAGGATTATTCTCTTGTAGATGTAAGGGGTTAATATGGCACGGATAATTCAGTTTCAAACAAACTTTAGTGTTGGTGAACTAGATCCGTTACTTCGTGCTAGAACTGATTTACAACAATACAAGAATGGATTAGAGACAGCTACAAATGTTATTGTACAGCCGCAAGGCGGTGTAAGGCGTAGACCTGGTACAAAATTCATACATGACTTTGGCACAACATTTACAGATTTTAAAATCATACCGTTTGAGTTTAGCGTTAACGACAGTTACACACTTGTTTTTGTAAACCAACGTATATATGTATTTAAGGCTGGTGTTTTACAAACAAACATAAATGGTAGCGGAAATGATTACATTACGGCTACTGTCATAACAGCAGCAATGTTAGATGAGTTAAATTATACACAGGCTGTGGACACATTAATTCTTTGCCATGAAGACTTAGAGACACAGCGTTTGGTACGTAATAGCGATACTAGCTGGACACTTGAAGCCTTGCCGCTAACATTTATTCCTAAATATGCGTATGCGTTAGATACACATGAACCTACATTTACGATCACGCCAAGTGATGTTTCTGGCAACATAAGTATAACAGCATCGTCAGTAACAACTGATACAGGTACAGCACAAGCTGGTGGTGCGGATACTATTACTCTTAAGGCGGCATCTAGCTTTACAAGTGACGATCAGCCTAACGGTATGTTTATAACGCTTACAGCTGGCACTGGCTCTGGTCAAACACGCCATGTTGAGGATTATGTTGCGTCAACAAAAGTCCTGACTGTTTATCCAGCTTGGGACACAGCACCAGATGCAACAACAAACTATAAAATAGAAGCATTTGCTGAATCAGCTGTTGATGAATATGCCAATGTAAAAAATGGTTTTGGCCGAGCAAGATATGTTGAGTTTGTTAGTGCAACAGAGATGAAAGCATATGTAGAAATTCCATTCTTTAGCACAGATCCCATTGCAACTGGCGATTGGGAATCAGAACATGGTTACGAAAACACCTGGTCAAGCACAAGAGGTTGGCCAAGAAGTGCCGCTTTCCATGAAGGCAGATTATATTTTGGTGGAAGTAAATCCAGGCAGAATACAATATGGGGTAGTAAAGTAGTTGACTATTTTAATTTTGATGCTGGCACAGGTCTTGATGATGAGAGCCTGGAAGCAACAATAAATACTAATCAACTTAACGTAATTACTCATATAAATTCTGGTCCTGATTTGCAAATCTTTACAACAGGCGGTGAGTTTGTCGTTGTCCAGGCTAATATAAATCCTATTACGCCTTCTACATTTCTTATAAAAAGGCAAAGTCAAATAGGTAACAAGCCTGGCGTACCGATTGAAACACTTGCTGGTGCAACTATTTTTGTACAACGTCAAGGTAAATCTATTGTTAGTTTTCAGTTTACAGATTCTACAAACAGCTATGGTGCAGTGCCTTTATCTGTTCTTAGCTCGCATTTACTAAGTGATCCAGTAGATTTATCAATCAGACGAGCAGCATCAACAGATGAAACTGATAGATTATACCTGGTCAACAATGATGGAACTATGATTGTTTATTCAATATTGCAATCACAGAATGTTATAGCACCGTCTAAATTTACAACTGACGGCAGTTACATTGCTGTTGCAAACGAATTAGCAACAACGTATGCGATTGTAAAGCGTACTGTTAATGGCAATGTAAATTATTATTTAGAGCAGTTTGATGATGATTTAACACTTGACGCAGCTAAAACTGGTGGTGCAGCGGCTAGCGTTACTATGGGACATCTTGAAGGCAAAGAAGTAGAAATTATTCGTGACG